AACTGAACTGCCTCCATTAAATAATAAATTAGAAACATTATATTGTAATAATAATCGGCTAACCAGTTTGCCTTCATTAAATGAAAGATTAGAAACATTCTGTTTTGTTCAGACTCCAATTTATAATCTTATTATGGATATAAGAAATGATATCCACAAAACTAATTTAGTACCATCTACAAAAAAGAAAATCCAAACATTATATCAGTTTAAACACTTGTTTTATTCCTTAAAATTTAAAAGTAAATTCCGTCAATGGTTATGGGTAAAAGTAAGAGAACCAAAAATACAGGAATATTATTCACCCGCAAATTTGGTAAAGTTGTTAAGTGGAATAGACGAGGACGACGAAGAACAATTTGAGATTACATTAAATAATTGGTAAAAATAGTGTTTCAATCTGTTTGAAATAAGAAAAAGTGTAAAATAATACTATTTAAAAGCAATATAAATATATTTTGCGTTACATCGTAATGAATATGTATAAATCCTTTTTTTCAACTGTGGTGAACAATAAATCTATTATAAGAAATATGAATGCCCCTGCATGTATTGATTGCGTTTATTTTGATAAATATGTGTCCCTTGATAAATATGTTACCCAGAATATGTGGTGTATAGATGAAAAACTCGTGCGTTTATCCAAGTGTAAAAAGTTTGGTGTAAAAAACTTTGTTTCGGGTGAAATACAATATGATTACGCACAAAATTGCAGAAGTTCTAATGATATGTGTAAGCCTGTCGGTGTTTTTTTTCTAGAAAAGAATAAATAAAAAAAATGAATTACTTTTCCAGCATATGAGACATATTATATTTAATACATTATATATAATATAATCAATAAAGCAATAAAGCAATAAATGGATTTATTACAAATGTTTGGAACTACACTGCAAAACGGGGTTGTCAATGAAATGTTCGTGGATGCTGTGCTTAATGATGATAAAATCAATGAAATGATGTTTGAAAATGAAATGTTCTTGGATACTCTGCTTAATGAAGAAAAACACCGAAGAATTATATCGGAAGGTCCTCCAGAAGCAAACTTTCGTATTATTAATCACCGTGATGGGTCACAATCTAAAATTCGTGAAAATGGCAGAATCTGGGACATTAACAATCCATGTACAAATTGTAATGAAAAGGAGTGTTTTAAATATTTAACTGAATTATCTGCAACTCCACCTGTTAAATATGTATATAATGAGATTTCATCAAATTGCAAAAACCCGAATAATAATAAACTTCTTACCATGTTGTGTAACTGGCGTAAGCATGTAAAAGAAACACTTCATATTCAAAAACCTTTTGGTTCGGATAAATGGAAGACATGTTCTATTTGCACATCTCAATTAACATTTCTTGGTAGAAAAACGGATCTTGGAGGTATTATTGGAATTGTCTCTCTTACAAATAAAAATATTTGCTCTATCGCTTCATTAGTTTCACTTATGGAAAAAGAAGAAGGCGTTCACAATGGCGTAAAATGTTTGTCTGTGGGACATGCGGTGTTGATCGCCATGTATCACGGATGGGATTTGTACACTGAAGAAAATAAAATAATTGTTACTCGTTTGTTAAAAAAAATAAAAAAAAATGGACTCGTTGGGTTAAAAACATATTCTGGATCCCCATGGTATATGATGTTTAAATGCATAATGGAAAGAAGAAAAATCCCAGATAAACTTAAAGAAAGTATTCTTAGTCGTGCCCACTTGCCATAAGTAGTCAAAGAATAAATTAACAAAGAATAAATTATTACCCAGATGTTATGCTGTATCCATAAAAAATAATAATTGATATAGCAATTATATAGTAAGATAAAATTATCATTTTGAAAACAATTGCTCTTATTGGGGCATTTTTTTCTTCTGCAAAATATTTCCCATTGAACCCACATTTGAATTCATCTGTTCTACATAAATCTGCAAAACTATAATAAATTTTTCCTGAAACAATATCCTTTCTACCAAATTTTTGACATTTCCCAAAAGTATAGAGAGAGTTCTCATCCAGTTTCATTAAAGATGGGCGGAAATAAACGCAGTTTTTGCAACTGGGCGCATTTAGATGTTTAATTTTTTCACTACGGAATAACAGACATGATGTAAATAAAGTAATAATTCTCATTTATTGAATTGGCGTGTTATGTTTAAATTATTTTATTACAGTTGTTAGAGACTTTTATCCTAGGTCACATAGAAATATTTTACACGCGGTTTGGTATAGTTTTACGCACAACTCCAACGGATACCATGTAAAAATATTAATTTCTTTTTTTATTATATAAAAACATCATTTTAATATAATTATTATATCCTAAACTACTATGGGTATCACACTTAAATGCGGTGATACAAAAATATATAATACATATAGGTTATGGAATAATTTTAGAATTATTATGGCAATTGCATGTGTAGAATATTTGAAATGTTCTATAAAACGTGACATGCAAACCAAAATATTAACAGAAAACAAACTTTGTCTTTATAATGACATTAATAGCGAAGATAACAAAGAGTTGTTATTTTATTTTAATTTGTTTATCAAACATATAGAATACCTTAAAGATTTAAATCTAATAGGAATTTATCATTTATTGAGTATTCCTGATAATAAAGGATACTATATATACAATAATAGTAGTGAAATACTAAAAACGATAGATATGGTGGGTGAGTATATAGATACACAAAAAATTAATATACAACCATATAGAGAGTTATTTGATAATAGTTGTCAATCCAAAAAAAACATTTACATTTTATAAAAGTGTATTTTACTTTATTTTATCATCTATACTGTACGGCTTTTTATAATTGTTTTACAGTTTTTTATATTTGTTTTAGTCAATATTATATATTGTTATTCTGTTGATTTTGTGTGTATGAAATATTATATTGCTTTTATAAAACAAATAATAGTATGAGTGTTTAGTTAGATTATTATGAATACATCTAATATGGTGTCATCATTTGTATAAAAATTATTATATTGAACATCACATGTAATATTGTGCGTGTGATATACATGTGTGTTTTTTTAGTTAGATTATTGCGGTTACATCTAAAATGGTGTAATAGTTTAGACATGAATTAATATTTTGGTAAAACAAAAAATAATTAGAATTATTATAATGGAAGGAGACGACCATAGTTTTGAGCTAGCTAGCTCAGAAAACGGTAGCGTAGAGCCTGTGGCAGAAGAGCCTGTGGCAGAAGAGCCTGTGGCAGAAGAGCCTGTTCCAGAAGAGCCTGTTCCAGAAGAACCTGTTCCAGAAGAGCCTGTAATAGTAGACCCCTCTGGATGTGATTGTATGTCAGACCCATCTAATTGCAGTATTGACTCTTCTAATTGTTTTTGTTATTGCTGCAGAGATGGTAGAAATGGAACAGATGGAAAAGATGGAAGAGATGGGCTCAATGGTCTTAATGGTGTGAATGGAACAAATGGAAGAGATGGTGTTGATGGAAAAGACGGTGTTGATGGAAAAGACGGTGTTGATGGTATAAATGGTGCAAATGGAATAAATGGTAGAGATGGTAGAGATGGGGTTGATGGTGTGGATGGTGTGGATGGTATAAATGGTTGCCGTGGACCTACAGGTTCTAGAGGTCCAACTGGGTATACTGGATATACTGGACCGACCGGTCTTCAAGGTGAAACAGGCCCTACCGGCGAGACTGGCCCTACTGGTGAAACAGGACCCACAGGTGAAACAGGTCCTACAGGTGAGACTGGTCCTACTGGTGAGACTGGTCCTACCGGCGAAACAGGCCTTACTGGTGAAACAGGCCCTACTGGTCTTCAAGGTGAAACAGGACCGACTGGTCTTCAAGGGGAAACAGGACCCACTGGCGATACAGGCCCGACCGGGCCCCAAGGAGATACCGGCGCCACAGGTTGGAGTGGAAAATGTCTGGCTTCTTTTCTGTCATGTTATAATGACGTTTCGCAAAGTGTTGACATGGAGCAACCTATTCTTTTTAATAAAAATGGGGTTATTTATGGAAATATAAATCATATTGCTGGAACAGGAGATATTTTACTAGAAACTACTGGATATTATTTATTGATTTGTAAAATTTATCATGAACATTCCGTACAACTTGCGGGTTTTCTAAATAATAATACAATTATAGGAACTGTTACTGGTGAACCTGCAGCAGCATCAAATGTTATGATTAATGTGATACTCCAAGTTTTACCAGGCGATTTACTTCCAAATAGTGATTCTTCCACTGGAGTGGCAGCTGTTTTACAAATAAGAAATCATAGTTCTTATATTACACCAGTTTTGTTAAATGGAAGAGATGGTTCTGGGTCAGTCCTCACACAAGCAAATGCAACACTCACTGTTATACAAATATGTGATGAACTTGGGTTGCGTATGTAAACAAAATAAATACCAATAAATAAATAATAAAATAGTACATTTTACTAAATTACAACTGTAAAATACAAATTTACACTTGTAATAATTGTGAGCCAATAAAGTAACAACTCTAGCAAACATTGATTTGTAATCCGCACGATACTTTTTCTAGATGAGTCCTAGATCAGTCACAAATACAGAAAAATTAATCCTAGATGAATCCTAGATGAATCCTAGATAATATTTCTAATAAAAAAATCAATAAGTTATTTAGAAAAAAATATAAACAAATGATACTATATAAAAATATGGAGATCAAAAACAAGTATGTCTGTGATTTTTACAAAAAGAACGCTTTTATTGATTATGAGCGAGCGAATGTACTTTTGGTAGATTTATTTAAAAACTGTATGTATACCAGTGAAAACGACCAAAAAATTGAACTTCCAAATACTTTTCATGAAACAAATAAAATGGAACAGCAAAATATGGAATCTATTTCTTATACTTCTACAAATAAAATATGCGAAGGATTCAATGGAGAAGCCAAAATTGAAATGTTATTAAATAAATTAAATCCAAATGAAGAAATTATTCAAAACACAGATGAAAACACATGTGGAGATTTTATTATTATTGGTCAAAACCGTCCTAATATAATTGTTGAAAACAGAGTTTCAGATGTGAATATTAAAAGTGGTGAAATTGACTTCTTTATCCAATCATGCAAAAACAATAAGAGCAATGGTATTTTCATCTCGCAGCATACTGGAATTATCGGGAAAAATAATTTTGAAATGGACATTATTGATTCTAATGTGGTTATTTTTATTCATAGTGTGGAATATGATGAAGACAAAATCAAACTGGCGTTTGAAAGCATGAATACATTATATAATAAAATAAAAATGTTACAAGTAGATATGAATACCACGATTTCAAAGGAAATTTTATATGAAATAAATAAAGAATATCAACTATTTATTACTCAAAAGGAAGAATTGCAAAAATACATTAAAGGCAATCATTCGCAGATGTTAAGTCAAATTGAAAACATCAAATTGACCCATCTAACTAGTTATTTATCTACCCATTTTTCAAACATAGATAAAAAGGGAATACACAAATGCAATTTATGTAATTTTTACACTTCCAATACATTGAAAGGGATGGCCGCTCACAAGCGTGGCTGCAAGAAGAAGTACCCAGTAGTTTCATAAAATATCTCTCTGTACTAAAAC